CAAGGTGATTATATTACACCAGGTGGCATTAATGTTCCAGGTTATCCAGGACCTGGATTTGGTTCAGGCCCAGGATGGGGCGGCCAAGCTAGTGCAAACGGGTATAATGGATATGCGATAATTATTAAAAACGGAGTCACTACAACGTATACATACACTGGTGCAAATATAACGGTGACAATCTAATATGGCTACATTAAAAAATACTATAATCAACGACACTGGTTACCTTACTGTTCCTGTTGGAACTACCTCCACTCGTCCCGGAACACCTGTGAATGGACAAATTAGATTTAACACTGATTCGCAAGTGTTAGAAAATTATGCTAGTTCTGCTTGGCGTACTCCTATAGTTACCAATGGATTGGTCATGCATCTTGATCCAGGTAATAAAAATTCCTATGCAGGATTTGGGACTACCTTACGAGATATAACTGGCAACGGAAACAATGCTTTAATGGTAGGATCCCCGTCGTATTCTGCATCTTACGGCGGAGTGATAGAATTTAATGGCAGTAATTATGCTTCAATATCTAGTATTAATTTAGTTGGAGGAACCAGCACAGTTATGGGAGCTGCGAGATACACCGGAACTGGAGCAACAGGTCGCGTTATTTCCTCTATGGCCAATAATTGGTTGTTAGGACATTGGAGCTCAAGCACACAAAATTACTATGCAGAAGGTTGGGTAAGTGCAGTTGGCGCAGGTGGTAACGATACTGCCTGGAGAATTTATACTGGCCTAGGCGATGCCTCTACCGATTCCTGGGCTATGTATGTTAATGGCGTTCTTAACGCTGGGCCCAACGCCAACGGTAGTCAAGGTCCTAACGGTATTTGTCTAGGAGGCGTTGGCGGTGCCGGCGAAGGTAGTGCTTCACAAGTTGGATTTGTACTGGCTTATAATCGAGTACTAACTGTGGCAGAAATTCAGCAGAATTATAATGCATTTAGAGCAAGGTATAGTTTGTAATCATGGCTACTCTTAAAAATACTACCATTACTGGGACCCTACAATTACCTGCCGGTACAACAGGCCAGCGACCTGGCACTCCGGTCAAAGGCATGCTTAGATATAATACCACTTATGGAGTAAATGAAATTTATAATGGTAGTATATGGTGGGATTTAACTTATAACTGTCCATCAGATATTGGGCTAGGTCCTACAACTCCGGCTATTTCTGGAACACAATTACTAAATGCTAGACCAAGTTATGCCAGTGGAAATTATTATATTCAGCCCCCAGGACAACTATTATGTCTAGTATACGTAGACATGACCAATCAAGGTGGCGGCTGGGTGTTAGTTGCCTGCGGAATGCAAGGAACTAATGACGGAGGCCCTTCAGAGTGGTGGGATGGTAATCTTGGCGCTGGATATTACAATACAGATCTTGTTGCGGCTAATCTTAACAGCCCAACTGTGGTTTATATGCCCAACGATTGGATTCGTGCATTAATTAGAGGATCTACCTGGAACAGCATGGGCGGAATGATTTGTAATCGTACACAGTTAGGCGATAGTTTTTATTTTAGAACTGCAAGCAACACTTTTACCTGGAATGATTTTTTAAGTAGCCCTGCGCCATTTAATTTAACCTATGGTAGATATACAGGGCAATGGTTATCTGGTACCAATTCCTACAATTATGCTAACACTTATTGGACAGATACTCTTAATAATGGAGCACCAGTGGCTAATGATCAGACTCGACTATTTACATGGAACTGGAGTGGGCATAGTTCAGGTGGAGTACAGTACTCGGGATGGAGTGCTGGATCAACTGTGTCAAGTCCAGGATTTACAGTAGGTGGCGAAGGACATGCCATCCAACAGGTCAATGTTTTTGTCAAATAGCGTTAAAATATAGGTGAAAAATATATGAATATACAATCAGCTAAATATAGTATAAATTTAAGGGCGCAACTGCGTAATCATTAATGGCATTTCCAAGTTCACCAACCGACGGGCAATTAGCAACAGTAAATAACATAATTTACCAGTATTCTACCACTACTAATTCGTGGACTAGAACGCTGAGTGCATTTGGTAATATTGCTACTTTTGGAAATATTACAGGTGGTGGATACATTAGTGCTCTTGGCAATATATATGGAAATTATATTATTGGTAACGTTGTTGGTAATATCATAGCAAATACTGCGATAACTGTCACTGGTAATGCCCAGCCAAATATTACCTCAGTTGGCACACTAACAAGTTTAACATCAAGCGGCCTAATTTCAACCACAGGCAATGTGTCAGGAAACTATATTCTTGGTAACGGCGCATTATTAACCGGAGTTAGTACAACATCAAGCAACATTAATAACGGAACAAGTAATGTCACAGTAGTAAGTTCTGGCGGCAATGTCACAGTAGGCATTGGTGGCACAGCTAATGTGGCAGTATTTGCTACCACAGGCGAATATGTAACTGGTGTTGTAAGTGTTAGTGGCAATATCACAGGCGCTAATTTATTAACTGCCGGCCTAATTAGTGCCACTGGCGCAATCACAGGCGGTCAATTTATTGGTAATGGTAATACATTATCTAATATTCAAGGTGCTAATGTAAGTGGTAATGTTACAAGTGCGGTAACAGCCGGCACAGTCACAACTAATGCTCAACCAAATATTACAAGTGTAGGTACTTTGACAAGTATTACATCAAGCGGCCTAGTCAGTACAACTGGTAACCTAGTTGGCGCCAATATCCTAACCGGCGGATTAATTTCGGCAACCGGAACAATCACAAGTGCTGCAAATATCACAGGTGGAAATATTCTAACAGTTGGATTAATGAGTTCAACTGGTAATGCTATACATGGTAATATTTTAACAGCTGGGTTAATATCCGCAACTAGTACAATTACAAGTGCTGCAAACATCACTGGCGGTAATTTACTAACTGCTGGATTAATTTCAGCAACCAGTACTATAACAAGTGCCGCTAATATAACCGGTGCCAATTTATTAACAGGTGGTCAAGTAAGTGCCACTGGCAATATCACAACAGCTGGTTTCTTCCTTGGAACATTTGCTGGTAATATCTCTGGTAACTTGACAGTACCTGGATCAAACACGCAGGTATTATACAATAACAGTGGTAATGCTGGCGCAAGTGCCGGCTTTACTTTCAACCAGGCATCAAATGCTTTAGTGGTCACTGGTAATGTCACAGGCGCAAATATACTAACCGCCGGGTTGATTAGTTCAACTGGCAATGCCACTGTTGCTAATTTGTTTGTTAATAATGATACTGTAATGACCGGTAATCTTACGGTTAATGGTAATGTTACCTACATTAATTCAAATACTATTACTACCAATGATAAAAATATTACCCTAGCTAATAATCAAAACACCGCTGCCAACGTAGACGGCGGAGGTATTGACCTTGGAAATAATTCCGTTGTAACTTGGAGATTTAACAATGCCACAACTAGTTGGCAAAGTAATGTGGCTATTACTCCAACTGCTAACATATCATTAAATTTAGGCGCAAGTTCACTTTGGTGGAATAATTTTTATGCTGTTAATGTCAATGCATCGGCAGTAGCGGCTACCGGCAATATTTCAGGTGGAAACTTAACAACTGCTGGATTAATGAGTTCAACCGGCACTGTTACTGCTGGTCAGTTCATTGGCAACGGCAATACTATAAGCAATATTCAGGGTGCCAATGTTTCGGGTAATGTAACTTCGGCGGTCACAGCCGGTACTGTAACTACAAACGCACAACCAAACATCACTTCGGTTGGCACTTTAACAAGTATTACCTCAAGCGGATTAGTTAGCACAACAGGTAACTTAGTTGGCGCAAATATTTTAACTGCTGGATTAATTAGTGCCACCGGTAATGTTACCGGTAACTTCTTTATTGGTAATGGTAGCCAGTTAACTGGAATTGCTACTGGTACCCCAACTGCGATTGTCAATGGAACAAGTAATGTCAATGTAGTAAGTTCTGGTGGTAATGTTACAGTTGGAGTAGGTGGCACCGCCAATGTAGCCGTATTTGCCACCACAGGAGAATATGTAACTGGGGTAGTAAGTGCTAGTGGCAATGTCACAGGTGCTAATATTTTAACAGCCGGCTTGATGTCAAGTACTGGCAACACATACGCAAATAATTTTATATCTGCTGGATCTGGTGGAACTCTTTCTGGTACAGGAAATATTATAGGCGGCAACTTATTAACTGCGGGATTAATATCTGCGACAAGTACAATAACAAGTGCCGCAAATATCACAGGTGCAAATATTACTACTGCTGGATTAATATCAGCTACAGGTAATATCTATAGCGGTAATTTAATTAACGCTGGATCTAGTTCAGTTACTGGCAACTTAATTGGTGGTAATGTATTGACTGTTGGCTTAATGAGCTCAACTGGCAATGCCGTACATGGTAATATTTTAACTGCTGGATTAATTAGTGCCACTGGTAATGTTACAGGAAATTATTTTATTGGTAATGGTAGCCAATTAACTGGTATTACAGTCAGTGCTGGAAACAGTATTGTAAACGGCAATAGCAATGTCACAGTAGGAGCCAATGCCAATGTCACAGTGGGCGTGACCGGTACAAGTAATGTGGTAGTCGTTGCCACCACAGGCGAATATGTCACTGGTGTGTTAAGTGCAAGTGGTAACATCACGGGTGCTAATATTTTAACAGCTGGATTAATATCTGCAACAAGTACTATAACAAGTGCAGCCAATATAACTGGTGGAAACATACTAACTGCTGGGTTAATGTCAAGTACTGGTAATGCTATCCACGGAAATATCCTAACTGCTGGATTAATGAGTTCAACTGGTAATGCTACTGCTGGTAATATTCTAACCGCTGGATTAATTAGTGCCACTGGTAATGTAACTGGTAACTTCTTTATTGGTAATGGTAGCCAATTAACTGGAATTGCTACCGGCACCCCAACCGCGATTGTTAATGGAACAAGTAATGTCAATGTGGTAAGTTCTGGTGGCAATGTTACAGTTGGAGTTGGAGGCACAGCTAATGTGGTAGTTGTTGCCACAACAGGTGAATATGTAACTGGTGTTGTAAGTGCTACAGGTGATATAACTGGCGGCAATTTGTTATCTGGTGGTGAAATATCTGCTGTTGGCAATGTGACTCTTACCGGCGATAGCAATATTGTTTTCAGCGGTTTTACTAGTACCGGTGGGTACATTAAAAGTGGACCTAGCTATGCCATGCGAGCCACCAGTTTTGGCACCTTCATAAACGCTGGGTCCACCTACGCTGTTTATTTTCAATACAATGGCACTAATATTGCAGCGGTTGACCAAAACGGACTTGGAGTTGGCGGCGCTGGACCTTCTATAAGCAACGGTGCCAATATTGCTCTTTACACCAGTGGAAATATTTCAGCCACGGGCAATGTCACCGGTAATTATTTTATTGGTAATGGTAGTCAGTTGACTGGTATCATAGCTAGTGCTGGCGCCTCTATCACTAACGGCAACAGTAATGTAGTTGTAGGAGCCAACGCCAATGTTACTATCGGTGTAACCGGTACAAGTAATGTAGTAGTAGTCGCCACCACAGGTGAATATGTAACTGGCGTAGTAAGTGCTACTGGCAATATTACCGGTAATTATTTTATTGGTAATGGTAGTCAATTAACTGGCATCAGTAGTAGTGGTGGCGGTGCAAATATATCCAACGGAACAAGTAATGTCACAGTGGTCACATCTGGTGGTAATGTAACCACTGGCATTGGCGGAACTGCCAATATAATAGTAGTTGCCACCACTGGACAGTATGTCACTGGTGAAATAAGTGCTTCGGGTAACATTACTGGTGCCAATATTATTGCTGGGTCAGGCACTGGCGGCAATATCACAGGTGCCAATATTATTGGTGCAACCACAATATCTGCAAGTGGTAATCTTACAGGTGGAAATATTTTCACCGCAGGATTTGTTAGTTCTGCAGGCAATATTATAGGTCTTTTAATTAGTTCTACAGGTAATGTGGCTTCTGCTGGTAATGTTATATCTGCTGGTTATGTCAGTGCTACAGGTAATGCCATAGCTGGTAATATCCTAACTGCCGGCCTAATGAGCTCGACTGGAAATGCCATACATGGAAATATTTTAACTGTTGGCCTAATGTCAAGTACTGGTAATATTACAGGTGGAAATATCCTAACTGCTGGGTTAATTAGTACAGCCAGCAATATTTCGGGTGGCAATATATTATTTGGCACAGGCGTTGTAAGTGGCACTGGTACCGTTTACGCCAATGCTGTAGCCGTAGCCGCAGGAACTACTACAGTCGCTCCGTTAGACTTTGCCAACTCCACAGTCTTATTAACAACCCCTGCCTTGGGCTCGATGGAATTTGCCAACAGCCAACTATACTTTACTACCTTTGCTGGTAACCGTAGCCTAGTAGCAACTCCATTACTGCGAGTTACAACCAGTAACATTAGTACAACCAACATAGCCACCGGTCAATCATGGTTAGGTGCAGGTGTAACATTAAACGCCAACACCACATATCAATTTAGCGGCCAGTTTTATGTAACCACCACCAACGTTAACTCACACGTTGAACAAATTGGATTTGGTGGCACAGCAACCTTGGCCAACATTGCCTATCTTGTGACTCGTAACAATGCCAATACTGCCCTGGGTACTCAAGGCAATAGTAACACTCAGTATTTGTTTTCTAATGCTATTAGTAATATTACTCCTGCTATTACCACAGCACAAAACTCAGTAATCACTCTAAGTGGATATGTATCAACCACCGCCACTGGCACATTTATTCCGCAGTGGGCAACTAATGTGGCTATCAGTACCACAGGTATCTTTGCTCGCGGCGCATACTTCCAGCTCACGCCACTGGCACAGGGCAACGCTGGTAATATCAGTATTGGTACTTGGGCTTAATTATATTGTAGTTGGGTTTGGATGGTTGAAATTTTACTCTGCACTGCTTCAAAGTTTATAGTTGACCATAGACCAGGATGCAAGGGTCTAGGCCAAGTTCCTGCTGTAATCCAAGCGTAGCCAGTGTGCTCATCATTTAATACAGGCGTAAACTCGTCGGCAATCAAACAGAAAAAAGTATTATACTCAAAACCAGCATCAGCAGAAGTAAATTTTTCAAGTGGAATTAATTTAACATAGTCAGGCATTGACCCTAATTCTTCACAGCACTCGCGAGTCAGGGCGGTTAAAATACTTTCGCCGGCTTCAATTTTTCCACCAGGCAATCCCCACGAATCTGGATGTTTTGGATCATTTCTCATGAGATAAAGATAGCGATTGGTTGACTGGGCATAAAACCAAATGCCCACAGCACTGACAATATTTTGATTCATATTAAATTATAAGAGACCACTTTCCACCAGGATACTTACCCTGATATGATTTGACCCACCCGTTGCCGGTCCACCGGTATTGTATCTCTGTTGTGATGTTTGTAACATATTGGGTGTTCACTGGGCTAGACTGTGCATCAAACACAACCAACCATCGTGAGCCATCATATTCAACAATATCGTTAGGGTTGGCCACTAAAATTTGACCGCTGGTACCTGCCCAGGCTTGTGCATAGCCATTATCGCTTCCGGTGTCTTCGGTTAACAAATATCTCTGACCTGCGGTAGCCGGCGATAATCCTTGCCCTGGCCCACTGGCCTGCGGGTTAATTACAGCCAACACAGGCAATAAAGTGTTGGCTGGAACTGATTCTTCTATTGCTGTGAATAATAAAAATTGATCATTGGTAGGATCATAGGCCACAGTACCGTATACTTGACTACCGTCTTCTTGGGTGAGAGCCACTAAACTAATTCCAGGGCGGAGAGTGCCGTATAAATTAACCACAGGAGTCCAATTTACATTGCTAGGCTCCACTGGATCGGGCGGCGGCAATGCAGAATTTGGCTCGTCAATCACTGCTGACCGCGCTAATATTTGTAATTTGTTTCCAATCAAAACTACCTGATATCCATATGGTGTGATGTATTGTCTAGTGCCCAACAACAAATCATTGTTGGATATAGCATTAACATAGTCGCCTTGTGCATCATAAATTGATGCAATAATAGTTTCCACAACGCCAAGTTTCTTAACTTTGGCAGGCAAGCTCAACCAGATAGGCAGAGTAAATTTTAAAGTACTGATATCAATTGGATCATCTGTGCCCATAGGAATACTCCTAGATGACCAGCCAGTGCTGACCAATTCAACCATGCTTAAACTAGTCCAATCGAGGAAATTATCTGTGCTTTGAATTTCTAAACTAGGATTAAACAAGGGTAAAATTTGTTCTAGGATCTGCATCTTTTGATTGGTGTTACTGGTCCAGATGTCCAAGTTGATAGACAATTTATATGGCGATGGCATGTAGCGTTCAACACTAAAGGCATTGCCTTGGGTTGTTTCGTAAGTTTCTGTATCTTGATCGTAGGCACGCTGACGCACAGCTTTGTTGTCAACATATACTGGGTTCTGCATTCTTGGTCGATCATAGTCTAGTCCAGTGATGTAAAAAGTCATTAAGGGAGTGCTTGGCATATTGCTGGCACTATTTTGTTGTATAATAGTTTGTACTTGACGACTTGAATCGCCATATCGAACAGGTATGCGATATAGTGTATCGCCAGAATTAGGAGCGTCTGCTTCGTTGCGACCAAACTCTACTGAAAATCCCGAAAACATTCGAGCAATCTGTATTAGATATCTACGTATCTGACTGTCGTAAAAATATGATTGAGCCATAATTATCTTCCTGGTGGTCTTGGTTTAGGAGGCAAGTTACCACCGTCATTGCCATTATCGGCCTCGGGTTTAAGCATTTGGCTAAGACTCTGGCGACTTGGAATATTACCTTGGTCGGTTGTTGACACTGTGTATGGATTGTTGACAAAACTACTACGCTGTGTTTGATTAGTTAGACCCCAATCTAATTCAGTACGCACATCATCACTGACTGCTGACCAACCCCGGCCATTGTAACGGAACAGGCGATTTGGGAAATAGTCTAAACGCAGGCAATAATCGCCAGTGTTTGGGGCCAATGGAAAACTTACTCCTGGAGTCACCGGCAAACCATTTGGAGCCATTTTGTCTC